TAGGGGCATTAGAAAAGCTGAGGATAAAGAACATGTGGAAATATGGGATATAGCTAGTACAGCTAAATTTAGTAAACGGCACCTCACTGAAAGGAAAAAGTTTTACAATGAGGCACGTTATCCATTTACAATTAAGAAAATGAAGTATTAAAGATTATTGTCTACTACTTCAGCATCATCAGCTGCAAAGTCATCAGTTGTAACATCTTCTATTTCTACCTTGTTATCAGTATTGTCTTGTGTGAATGTCCAAGGATAAGTTACGCCATTTTCATCTACAATTTGATGAGCGGTAATTTTAAGTATTTGGACAATATTATTAGGTGGTGCTGCATCAGTTCTTACAGTAATTGTCATGTCTCCTGCTGCAAGACTACCACTATCTGCTGCAGATAATTTACAATCAGCAGTTACAGTACCATCAGCAACAACGTCTGTATTTGTTACACGGAATTTTTTTGTTCCTAATTGCTTAATAATGTAACCATTGTATTCCTGTGCAGATCCAGCTGGTCTAAATTGTACTTTGATACTGTTAGCATCATTTCCAAAATGTTTTTTGTTAATAGGTCTTCCCATTTTTTTCTCCTCAGTGACGTTCTAGGTCTACGCTGTGGGGACAGCATAAGTCCGCCGTTATGCGGCACAAACTTATAAAGTATTTAGTTGATTTATGTATAATACATGCTACAATAAAATAAGTACTATATGGAGAAATAATGTATATTAATACGATCGAAAAAAATATTGATCTTAATTTTATATCTGATGAAATCGAAGAAGACTTAAGATTTATGGTATTAGATTTTACTAATCAAAATGATCCTGATTATATATATACTCCTTTGGTTTTTTTAGAAAGTTTTACTGCACCTTGTGCATTACTTGAAATTGGTGATAACTTTTTAGAGGTACCTTTAGATTGGAGTATTATTATTGCAGATCAATATTTAGGTCAAAGCGAAATAATTAGTGTAATGCAAATTGCAGATAGGAATTTTAAAGCCTTTTCTATTAATCCTAAACACATTAAACCCGAATTTTTACCTTTAAATTTAAAAACAGTGTATAATGAAAAAAAATGGTATGTACCAAAATTAAAAACTGGACATATATTAGCAGTACCATTAAGTTTAGAAAACGATAGTCTTTGTGTGTTTTTTGTAAAAGATATGACAAAAATTAATGAAGTAATTAATATTGACCAATTGTGGCTATGATTAATTTAAAAGAATTTTTTAATGCTATTGGAAACAAAAAAAGAAATTTTTATGCAAATTTATCTGAAAGTAAACTAAAAGAATTTGATAAAACTGTTTTTGTATTAATGCGATGGTGTAGTCATATAGAAAACAAAACACGCCAACAAGTTTTTTTATATATGACTAATGAATTAGTAAATTTACATTTTAATACTTTACATAAACATAAAGAGCTACAATATCTGTTAATGTCATGTGTAGGATTAAATTATGTAGAAACACATAACTGGATACCACCAGCACGTAAAAAAGCAAAAAAAGATGTTCTTTTAGAATATTTTTCTACGTTATTTCCGCATTATAAAATTTCAGAAGTAGAACTAATTTTAAAATTAAGTACAGATGACGAAGTTTTAGATTTTATATCTAATAGTGGTGTAGATGATAAACAATTAAAATATTATAAAAAATTATTAAAAGAAAGAAAATGAAAAATAGTAGAATATATAATAAAATAAGAACAGTATATGATTGGCCTAAACCTGGTATACAATTTAGAGATATAACCACTTTACTACAACATCCAAGATTAGTAGAACAAGTTGTAGATCAATTTATTACATTTGCTATTAGAAATAAATGCAATAGTATAGTTGCTATGGATGCTAGAGGATTTTTATTTGCAACACCAGTTAGCTTGCGAACAGGATTACCAGTAAGTTTAGCTAGGAAAAAAGGTAAATTACCAGCTGAGACTGTAAGTGCTACTTACCAACTAGAGTATGGGGAAGATACTGTAGAAATACATAAAGATAGCATAAAGAAAAATAGTAATGTATTATTAATAGATGATTTAGTTGCTACAGGAGGTACCGTACTAGCAGTCAACGAATGTATTAAAAAGTTAGAAGCGGAACTTGTCGCAGTAGCAGTTGTGATCGATCTTCCAGATATTGGTGGAAGCGATAAAATTAAAAAAGAAGGAATTAAATTTTATAAATGCGTATCTTTCGAAGGAGAATAAATTTGCAAAAGCATAAGTGTGACTTTTGTGGAAAAAAATTTAGTAAAGAACAGACACTTATAGTACATAGTTGTATATATAAACAAAGGCATTATGATAAGGATAAACCTGCGGTATTACAGGCTTTTAGTATATATAAAAAAGCCATAGATCCTACAGGCAATAAAAAGATAACTTATGAAAAATTTACACATAATAAACTTTATACAAGTTTTTTAAAATTTAGTAATTGGTTACGTGAAAATAAGTTATATAATATAAATGATTACATTGACTGGTTACTTAAAAATAATATTATTATTAGTAATTGGAACAAAGAATCTGTATATCAACAATACATATATCAATCATTGCAAAATGAAACGGTGGAACGTAGTATTGAACGATTTGTATTATTAGCTGAAGATTGGGCTAAAGAAAACCAATGTAAATGGCAAGATATATTTGACCAAGCTAATACTAATTGGATATGCCATAAAATACAAATGGGACAAATAAGTCCTTGGATATATTTGGGATCTAATAAAGGTCAAATTATGCTACAAAGACTAACTAGTGAACAATTATCAATAGTAATTAATTTGATAGAAAAGTTAGGAAGTAAACTTAATAATAAAATTAAAAAAGAAGATAAACAATGGATCAACAACTTGTTTATGTAGATGCTGACATAGATATAGATTTAGCAGATAGAAATATATTACTAGATAAAATAGATCATATCTGTGCTAGTATAATTAATGATGATAAACTAATTAAACATAAAACAGGAGTATACTTTCAAACAGTTCCTGTTGATCCACGTACCGGATACTGCTCAGTAGATTATAAAAATGCACAGTCTAAAGGGTATTTTAAAGTAGATTTTTTAAATGTAGGACTATTGTCACAAATTAAAAGTAATGATTATATATATGATCTAATCAATAAAGAACCTGACTGGAATAAATTACAAGATTACAATATTGTAAAAAATCTTTTCCATGTTCATAATCATTTTGATGTTTTACAAACTATGAAACCTGATAGTGTGGAAAAATTAGCTGCAGTATTAGCAATAATAAGACCAGCAAAAAGACATTTATTAGGTAAAAATTGGAATGAGGTTTTAGAACAAGTTTGGTTGAAACCTCAATCAGAGGAATATTTTTTTAAAAAAAGTCATGCAATAGGATATGCACTTACAATAGTTATGCAACTTAATCTATAATTTTTTAATAAGTTGAATTTGTCTTCTTTTAATTCTTTTTTGAAATACATTTTTTAAACTAGTTTCAGGACCTTGTATAATTTCGTAATCTTTAATAGTAAATACTCTTAATAAAAATTTAAAATTAAATCTAGAACCTAAAAATAAATTTATAGGTATTGTTCTGTTAGATTCCCACCACCATTCCTCACCTAATTTTAAAAATTGTATTTTGTCTTGTTGATTTGTTAAATTATGATAATCGTAAAAACTAATAAAATTTTTATCTGTATGTTGTATAATTCCTATATATTCGTTTTTTTGTATTTTAATTAAACTTAAAAAAGGGTATTCGTCAAAGTTCATGTAATTATGCTAAATATTTTAAAAAGAGAGCGTTATGAATTTCACACAAGATATTTATGATATTCCTATCATACAAGAAATTGTCATAGGCTCTGGTAACAGTGGAGATCCCGTGAGTCAAGGTATAAGCGAAATACTTTTTCCTAGAGCTAAAGTTATTCCTGTAAACAAAGGTTTTACTACTTCTGTTACTTTTCATGTTCGTGATGAAAATAAAAAAATTAAAAATGTTGCTGGCCTTAATCTAACAGCTAGATTATATAATGTAGACCAAACAGTTTTACTAATAGAAAAACGTTTAGTTAACACTAATATGGCAAAAGGTATAGCAACACTTTTATTTACCCCTAACGATATTCAAGATTTGGAACCTGGTTTATACAACCTATATGTTAGTCAATCAGATACAAATAGTAATACTGTATTATATAATAATAGAGCTTATGATACAAATCTAACTGTAGAAGTAAAACAAGGTGGATCAGTGACGTATATTACTCAAGAATCCTCTGTATTTTATCCTACAAATGAAGATGATGTTAAAATTACTGAACCTATGGAAGCGCAAGCAAGTAATTTAATGAATAGAGACGGGTTAGCAACATTTGTAGTATACATGACTAATTTTACTGGAAGTATATTTTTAGAAGGTACATTAGAACAACATCCCAACAGTCAAACAAAATATTTTACAATACCGTTAGACTGGACAGTTGATGACTACAAATATACAAATTTTACAGGACTAGATCCACAAAATTTTGTTTGTTATTCAACTTTTATAAGATTTAAAATAAAAACAACCTCAGGATCAGTTGACAAAATACTATTTAGAGGTTAAAATAGTATTATGATAGTTCACGATCTAATCACTAAAAATCTGCCATTTGGCAGTAAAATGAATCCTAGTGGCTGGACAAGCTTTAATTGTCCGATGTGTACAATTAGAGGAGCGAGAAGGCCTGATAGTAAACGTAGGGGAGGATTACGATTTAATGAGGATAACAGTGTTAGCTATCATTGCTTTAATTGTGGATATAAAGCTGGTTGGACTCCTGGAAACCAAATAGGTAAAAATTTAAGAACATTACTTGATGTATTAAATGTACCAAAAAATGAAATACAGCTAGCTAATTTACAATTAATGGATGAAAAACCATTATTTAAGAAACCAGAAGTTAAAAAAGTTATATTACCTAAATGGGAAGGAGTACAATTTCCTCCTGATACAAATCCAATCAAAGAATGTGAAGTTACACATGAGTTTATATCTGCAGTAGAATATTTGGCAGACAGAGAAATATTAGACATCGCAGATTGGCATTACAGTACACATTTACACTATAAAAAAAGAATAATACTTCCTTTTACATATAAAAATAAAATTGTAGGATATACAGCAAGAACAATTCCTAAATTAGTAGATAAAGATAAAAAGAAATTTCCTAAGTATGTTAATACAATGCCTAAATATTTTGTATTTGGGTTAGATGATATTAAACCTGAATATAAATATGTACTTACATTCGAAGGTCCTATTGATGCAATTTGTTGCAAAGGAGTAGCTATTATTGGTAATAACTTAAATGATGTCCAAGCAGAGATATTGAATTCTTTAAAAAAACAAATTATTGTTGTTCCTGACAAAGACAGCTCAAGTATGAGTTTTATTAAATCTGCTATAAGATATGGTTACAATGTGAGCTTTCCAGATTGGGATCCAGAAATAAAAGATGCTAATAGTGCAGTAATAAAATATGGTCGACTTTTTACTGTGAATAGTATATTATCAAATATTGTATCAAATCCTGTAAAAATAGAAGTGCAAGCAAAATTATGGCTCAAGACTTAGAGTACACAAAACAAATTCAAGAGCTTTTTGTAAAATTCTTAGCTAGTGATAGTGAGCTTTTTACAAGATGTCAATCAATTACCCGCAAAGATTTTTTTGACCCTCCTTTTGATGAAATTGTAGAATTTTTAGATGAACATGTAAATGCATATCAAGTATTACCAACTAGAGAGCAACTAATAGGAATATATGATTTTGATTGGCATGATATACTTGACGCAAAAGAACAACACAAAAAATGGTTTGTTGAAGAGTATGAAAAATTTTGCAGACACAAAGCACTTGCTATTGCAATTTTGGAATCTACTGATTTGTTACAAGAAAACAAGTATGGAGAAGTAGAATTAATAATAAAGGAAGCAGTACAGTTAGGGCTTCCTAGAAACATGGGAACAAAATATTTTGAAGATCCTAGAACTAGATTAGAAAGCATCAAAGACAATAACGGCACAACAAGCACAGGATGGAAAACATTTGATCGTGTGTTGTATGGAGGGTTTAATAGGGGAGAACTTAATATATTTGCAGGAGGTAGTGGTGCAGGTAAGAGTCTATTCTTACAGAATTTAGCATTAAATTGGGCATTGTCAGGTATTAATGTTGTTTATGTTAGTTTAGAATTAAGTGAAGGGTTGTGTAGTATGCGGATGGATAGTATGCTCACAGGATATGGTACAAAAGATATTTTTAAACATATGGATGATGTAGAGCTTAATGTAAAAATGCTAGGAAAGAAAAGTGGTAACTTGCAAATTATACAAATGCCCAATGGTATTACAATAAATGATATAAGAAGTTATTTAAAAGAACTAGAAACCAAATCAGGAAAAAAGACACAAGCTATTCTAGTAGACTATTTAGATTTAATGATGCCTGCACAAAGGAAAGTTCCTCCTAGTGATTTGTTTATTAAGGATAAATTTGTAAGTGAAGAACTAAGAAACTTGGCAACAGAACTTAATATAATATTAGCAACTGCAAGTCAGTTAAACAGAGGTGCAGTAGACGAAGTGGAGTTTGATCACAGTCATATTGCTGGAGGGTTAAGCAAAATACAAACAGCAGATAATGTTGTAGGTATTTTTAGCAGCAAAATGATGCGAGAACGAGGTAGAATGCAAATACAATTTATGAAAACCAGAAGTAGTAGTGGTGTAGGTAATAAGCTAGATTTAAAATTTGATATTAATAGTTTAAAAATTAGTGATTTAGAAGAAGATGAACAAAATGAAAAGCCTGAAAGCATTTACGAAAGTATTAAACGTAAAACAGAAACAAATGTAGAAGAAGCACCAAAATTAGATCCAGTGGATCACAGTGAAAGGCTCAAAAATTTACTAAGGAAAATGAATTAATGAATATATTATTAATAGGATGTAGTATTAGTACAGGTTGTTTTAAATATGCAGATGAATTTTTAAAGTATAAAAAACAAGATTATTGTACTGAATATGGTAAGGAAGTTCATATTATTAAAAGTCCAACTTGGTATTGTTTTTTAAATAATCCTCATAGATATAAAATTGAAGCACATTGTTTTGGTGCTTGTGGGTATAGTACATATGCTCAATTTTTATATTCTTTAGAAAAAACAGGAAAAATTAAAAATTTTGATAGAATTATTATTCAAGAATCTTGGGAGCCTAGAACAGCCTTTATGCCTAGTTCAATTTTTGAAGAAGGATATAACATGGAACATAATTATATTCAAAAGAGCTTTGAATACAATGAACTTATAAAAATTAATGTTTGGTGGACACATCCTGACAACAATATATTAAATCTAAAGTATAGCTTAGGACTTGACAACACTAAACATATAACAAGTTATTTGCATGATTGGATTTTGGAAAAAAGTATAGAAAAAGTTAAAGAAATAATTGAAAGAAATAATCTTAAATGTACAGTAATAAGTATGTCGGAAAATTTTTTAAAAACAGAAAATAATATAACAAACATAGGCTTTAATTTTTTATACGGAAAATTAAGGGAAAAAAATATTATTACTAATGAGATAGGACATTTAACTTTAAAAGGTAATCAATTACTAGCAGAATGGCTGAATGAATATAAAATTTTAGAAAATATTTAGATGTTACTCAAAACTTGTAGTAAAGCTTTTCTGCTTTCAGAAGGTATAGGTCTATTGTCAGCTAAAGTAGTAATGGCTTGTTGAGCGTTTTGTACTATATCCATAGGTAGGCCACTAAACTCAACCATGTTTAAAATTTTATT